CCATCGCCGAGCACCACAAGACAGCCATGCTGGACGCGGGTGAGTGGCGTGCGACGGCGGTTGCCGCCGACCCTTCGACCATGGGTTTCCACCTGTCTGCGCTCTATTCGCCGGTGGGCTGGCTGAGCTGGGAGCGGATCGCACGGAACTGGGAGGCGGCGCAAGGATCTGACGAGGCGATCAAGGCGTTCCGCAACACGATCCTCGGCGAGACCTGGGTCGAGACCGGCGAAGCGCCCGAATGGCAGCGGCTCTACGACCGGCGCGAGCGCTGGAAACCGGGCATCGTGCCTGCGGGCGGGCTGTTCCTGACCGCCGGTGCCGACGTTCAGAAGGACCGCATCGAGGTCGATGTCTGGGCCTGGGGCCGCGGGCTGGAAAGCTGGCTCGTCGATCACGTCGTGATCGAGGGCGGACCCGACCGGCATGAGGCCTGGGGCGACCTGACCGCACTGCTGGACCGGTCCTGGCCGCATGAATGCGGCGCGCATCTGCGGATCGCGCGGTTCGCCATCGACACCGGCTACGAGGCCCCGGCGGTCTATTCCTGGTCCCGGACACAGGGCTTCGCCCAAGTTTCGCCGGTGAAGGGTGTGGAGGGGTTCAACCGGGCCAGCCCGGTGTCGGGGCCGACCTTCGTGGATGCGACCGAGGCCGGTAAGCGACTGCGCCGCGGAGCCCGGCTCTGGACCGTGGCGGTCTCGACCTTCAAGGCCGAGACCTATCGCTTCCTGCGGCTGGAGCGGCCGACCGAGGAGGACATGGCCGAGGGGGCCGCGTTCCCGCCCGGGTCAGTGCATCTTCCGCACTGGGTCGAGAACGAATGGCTGAAGCAGTTCGTCGCCGAGCAGCTGGTGACGGTGCGCACCAAGCGCGGCTTCGCCCGGCTCGAATGGCAGAAGCTGCGCGAGCGCAACGAGGCGCTGGATTGCCGGGTCTATGCCCGCGCCGCCGCCTGGATCGCGGGCGCGGATCGCTGGACTGACGAGAAGTGGCGCGATCTCGAAGATCAGCTCGGGGTTACGAACGCGCCCGCCGATCCGGCGGGGCAGATCAACAGGCAAAGGCCCGCGCCGCAGACTAAGCGGCGATCGGACTGGCTCCGGCGGCGTGAAGGATGGTTCTGATGGCAGATTGGACGGAAAGCGAGCTGTCCGCCCTGCGCCGCGCCTATGCCAGCGGCACGACCCGGGTCAGCTATGACGGCAAGTCCGTCGACTACGGCTCGGCCGACGATCTGCTCGTGCGCATCCGCACCATCGAACGCGCCATCGCGGGAACGGTGCGGCCTCTGCCTGTGGCCGGGCGCGCGGGCTTCTCGCGCGGAGACCGATGATGTCGGCGAACTGGTTCGACCACGCCATGGCAACGGTGGCGCCGCGCATGGCGGCCCGCCGCGTGATGGCCCGTCAGGCCTTCGAGACGCTGACGCGCGGCTATGACGGTGCCGCGCGCGGACGTCGGACGGAGGGCTGGCGTGCGTCGGGATCCTCGGCCGACACCGAGATCGGCGTCGCCGGGCCCCTGCTGCGCGACCGGATGCGCGATCTCGTCCGCAACAACCCGCATGCGGCCAAGGCCGTGGCGGTGCTGGTCAACAACATCATCGGTGCGGGCATCATGCCGCGCGCCGCGAGTGGTGATGACAAGCTCGACCGAAGGGTCGACGCGTTGTTCGAACGCTGGACGGCGGAATGCGACGCCGATGGCCAACTTGACTTTTATGGTCTGCAGACGCTGATCTGCCGCGAGATGATCGAGGCGGGCGAGGTGCTGGTGCGCCGCCGCCTGCGCCGGGCGAGCGATGGTCTTCCGGTGCCCCTGCAGCTTCAGGTGCTGGAGGCGGACTTCCTCGACGCCACCAAATCCGGCACCATCGGTGCCGGTCGCTTCGTTCAAGGCATCGAGTTCGATCCGCTGGGGCGGCGACGGGCCTACTGGCTGCATGCCGAACACCCCGGCGACGCCTACGGAGCGCTGCGCGGTGGGCTCGACAGTCGCCCGGTCCCGGCGACCGAGATCGCTCATGTGTATGAAAAGCAGCGCACTCAGGCGCGCGGCGTTCCCTGGGGCGCGCCGGTGATCCGCAGCTTGCGCGATCTCGACGACTACGAGATCGCCGAACTGGTCCGCAAGAAGACCGAGGCCTGCGTCACCGCCATCGTCTTCGGCGACGACGAGGCGCAGCAGGGTATCGCGCCTTCCGTGGTCGATGCCGACGGCAACCGGGTCGAGCAGTTCGAGCCGGGACTGATCGCCTATGCCCGCGGCGGCAAGGACATCCGCTTCAACCAGCCTTCCGCCACCGGCGGCTACGGCGAATACAAGCGCGCGAGCCTGCACACGATCTCGGCCGGGTTCCGGGTGCCCTACGAGCTGATGACCGGGGACCTGTCCCAGGTGAACTATTCCTCGATCCGGGCCGGGCTGGTCGAGTTCCGCCGCCAGATCGACGCCGTGCAGTGGCAGCTGTTCATCCCGATGTTCTGCGCCCCGGTCTGGCGCTGGTTCACCGAGGCCGCGTGGGCGGCGGGGCAAATCCCTTTGCCGACCGTGCCGGTCGAATGGTCGCCGCCGAAGTTCGAGGCGGTCGATCCGCAGAAGGACGCGATGGCCAACCTGCTGTCGATCCGTTCCGGCACCATGACGCTGGCGGAGGTGATTGCGAAACAGGGCCGCAACCCGGACGCGGTGCTGGCCGAGATCGCTGCGACCAACGCCAAGCTCGATGCGCTGGGGCTGGTGCTCGACAGCGATCCGCGGCGCGTCACCAAGACCGGCAGCGCGCAATCGAATGATCCGACTGCCGATGGTGACACGCCTCCGGCCCCCAACGACTGACCTTCAGGATTGCCCATGGACACGATGATCGAACTGCCGGCCATGCGCCGGTCGGCGGAGCTTGCGCCGAACACGGCCGATGCCGACACCCGCACCGTCGAGGTGATCTGGTCGGCCGGGGCCCGCGTCCGCCGCGCGACCTTCTTCGGCGAGCCCTATGACGAGGAGCTCAGCCTCGACCCGGCGCACGTCCGGCTCGACCGGCTGAACGCGGGCGCGCCGTTCCTGAAGGTGCACGAACTCGACACGCTCGATGCCGTAATCGGTTCGGTCGTGCCGGGCTCGGCCCGGATCGAGAACGGCCGGGGCATTGCTCTGGTGCGCCTGTCCGAGCGCGCGGATGTCGAGCCGATCTGGCGCGACATTCAGGCCGGGCACATCCGCGCGGTCTCCATCGGCTACCAGGTCCACCGCTTCGAGGTCTCGAAACCAGAAGCCGCTCGCGAACTCTGGCGCGCGGTGGACTGGACGCCCTTCGAGGTTTCCGCCGTCGCGGTCGGCGCCGATCCTGCAGCCGGCTTCCGCACCCAGCATCCCCTTCACGACTGCGTCCTACACCGCCGGGACGCCCCTTCCAGCAAGAAAGGACCCATCCCGATGACCGACCAGACCAAGACCCCGGCGAGCGACGCCGCGAACCCCTCCACCAACCAGCCGACCGAGCCGGTCGCGACCGAGGACACCACCATGACCGAGCCGAAAGCGACTGCGCCCGAACCCAAGGTCGACGCCAGCGAGACCCGCTCCCAACCGAAAGGGCCGAAGCCCGCAGCGACGTCCGCGGTGGTGGAGGACGCCGACGCAATGGTCAGCCGGGCTCGCGATGCCGAACGCGACCGCGTCTCCACCATCTACGATCTGGCGGGGCGCCTGAATCTGGAGCGCGGCTTCGCCGAGGATCTGGTCAAGCGCGGTGTCAGTGTCGACGAATCCCGCCGCCTGATCCTCGACCAGGTCGCCGCCAAGTCGGACGAGACCCGGACCTTCCCCCACGTCTCCGTCCCGCTCGGCGGCCGCGACGAGCGCATCACCCGCCGCGACGCAGTGGCAAACGCGCTGCTGCACCGCTACAGCCCGACGCTCTTCCAGCTGGAGGACGCCGCGCGCCAGTATCGTGGCATGACACTGCTCGAACTCGCCCGCGAAAGCCTCGGCAATGCCGGGGTGAACACGCGCGGCCTGTCGCGCGACGAGGTGGCAACGCGGGCGCTGCACTCGACCTCGGACTTCCCCGAGATCCTGTCGGCGGTCACCAACAAGACCCTGCGGCAGGCCTACGAGGCCTATCCCCGCACCTTCATGCTGTTCTGCCGCCAGGTGCTCGCCACCGACTTCAAGGCGATGCACCGGGTGCAGCTCGGCGAAGCCCCGCAGCTGCTGGAAGTGGGCGAAAGCGGCGAGTTCAAGCGCGGCACGCTCGGCGAGTCCAAGGAGAGCTACAAGGTCAAGACCTATGGCCGGGTGGTTGCCATCACCCGCCAGACGCTGATCAACGACGATCTCGACGCCTTCACCCGTATCCCCGCGATGTACGGCAACTCCATCGCCCAGCTGGAGTCGGACGTGGTCTGGGGCATCATCACCGCCAACCCGGCCATGGCGGACGGCAACGCGCTGTTCCACGCCAACCACAAGAACCTCGCTGGCACCGGCGCGGCACTCGCGGTCGATGCGGTCGGTGCGGCTCGCGCCGCGATGGCCAAGCAGACGGGCCTCGACAAGAAGACGGTGCTGAACGTCCGCCCCGCCTTCCTGATCGTGCCCGCCTCGCTGGAACTGAAGGCCGAGCAGCTGGTCGCGCAGAACCTCGTGCCCGCCGCGACCGCAAGCGTGGTGCCGCAGTCGATCCGCACACTGGCGCCGATCAGCGAGCCCCGGCTCGATGCCGCCAGCGAGACCGCGTGGTATCTGGCGGCCAGTCCGAACCAGATCGACACGATCGAGTACGCCTATCTCGAAGGTCAGCAGGGCGCTTACGTCGAGACGCGCAACGGCTTCGACGTCGACGGCGTCGAGATCAAATGCCGCCTCGACTTCGGCGCCAAGGCCATCGATTGGCGCGGCCTCTACAAGAACCCGGGCGCATAGGCCCGGTCACCCCTGACCACTGAACCCTGACGGCGGGCGGCAGCAATGCCGTCCGTTTCCCCCCTTTTTCGCGAAAGGATCCCGCGATGAAAAACTACGTCCAGCCCGGCAACACCATCACCCTTACCGCGCCTTATGCCGTTGCCTCCGGCGATGGCCTGCTCGTCGGCTCTGTCTTCGGCGTCGCCTCAGGTGATGCCGCCAATGGGACGTCGGTCGAAGCAGCCCTCGTCGGCGTGTTCGATCTGAAGAAGGTCGCCTCGCAGGCTTGGGCCGTCGGCGACAAGGTTTACTGGGACAACACCAACAAGGAGGCCACCAAGACGGCCACGAGCAACACGCTCATCGGGGTGGCGACCGAAGCCGTGGCCAATGGTGCGGGTGATGTCGTGGGACGTGTCCGCCTCAATGGCAGCTTCTGATGTCGGCCATAGCGGCCGCCTTCGAGACGCTGT